AGTCCACTGCAAATTATTGCACGTATGTCACGTCTACTTGACCAGCAAAATGTAGACACTCAAGGACGTTGGCTCGTTCTTGACCCAGTATTTATCGAAGTTCTAAAAGACGAAGATTCACGTCTTCTAAATTCAGACTTTGGTGGTTCTGGACTTCAGAATGGTCTTGTTGTTAATAACCTTCACGGTTTCCAAGTGTATCAGTCTAATAACCTACCTTCACTAGGTACAGGTTCTGCTACGACTGGTGGTCCTAATACCTCTAACTTGGGTATAATCGTGGCTGGTCATACTTCTGCTATTGCAACTGCAGAGCAGATTAACAAGACTGAAACCTACCGTGACCCTGACAGCTTTGCTGACATCGTTCGTGGTATGCACCTATACGGTAGAAAGATACTTCGTCCAGAAGCAATCGTAACTGCCGCATACAACTTAGCGTAAGGAGGATTGAAAAATGGCATTAGGCGATAATACTCTCCAAGCAGCACGTGGCAACTCGCAACGTGGTCGCAATCCTTACTTGGTTCAAACGGAATTAGATTTTGCTACTGCACTATCAGACAAAGGAACTGCTCTTGCAGCGGCAGATGTTATTCCAGTTATTGCTGTCACAAAAGGCACAATGATTTTGAACGCAGGTGTTGAGACTATTACTGCTACTTCAGCAGGAACATCAACAATCGATGTTGGTACAGGTGTTGACGCTGACTGTTTTGTAGACGGTTATAACAACGCATCTGGTACAGCCGCAGGTACTCTTTCTCAGAACCCTGCCGCTTATCAACCCATTATGTGTGTAGCAGATGATAACATTGATGTTACATTAGCCACACAATCAAGCACAGCTTTGACTACTGGTAAAATCAGAGTCTGGGCAGTGTTGATGGATTGTACTGACCAAGGTAGTGATATGACTGCTCAAGAGGTTGATAGAGACACTCTAGCTTAACTTAACTAGGGGGCAGGGAAACTTGCCCCTTTAACCCTTTTTTTATAGGAGATTAAAATGGCTGTTACTACCGCAATGTGTAATAGTTTTAAGCAGGAACTGTTAGGTGGTATTCACGACATGGATACACACACCTTTAAAATTGCTTTAATTAATGGTACTAATGATGACTATAACAAAGCAACTACAAACTATTCAGACGTGACAGGTGGTGGCGGTAACGATGAAGCATCTGGCACAAACTATAGTGCAGGTGGTCAAAATCTTGCTGGAGCAACCATCGCTTTAACAAATGATACTGCACATGTAAGTTTTTCTGATAATGTTTTTAGTAATGTAACTTGCTCTGCTATTGGTGCGTTGATATATAATTCTTCCGCATCTAATAAAGCAGTTTGTACAATTAGCTTTGGTGGTACTGTTAGTGCTGTTGCTGGTGATTTAACAATTGACTTTCCTGCCGCTGGTGAAAGCACATCTATAATAAGAATATCTTAGGATAAATAACCATGTCTGTTACCTTAAACCAAGCCAAGTTCGGTACTGGTGTATACGGTACAGCAAAATATGGTCAGTTTATTGTTGATATAAATCTGGGTGTTACAGCTACAGGTACGGTTGCTTCTGTTGAACCTCAAGTAAAAGTTTCAGCAACAGCAGTTACTGCATCTTTAGCTATTGCAAGTGTAAATGTTACGGTAGCACCAACAATATCTGCAACACCAGTTACTGCATCTTTTGCAATAGCTACCACAACTAATGTAGATATACAAGAAGACCCTTCAAGTGGGGCTACAGCTACATTTGCTATTGCATCTGTGGCTATTAATATACAAGAAGACGTAGGTAGTGTATCTGCTTCTACTGCTATATCAACATCTACGAACACAGCTATACAAGAAGATGTAGGCAGTGTATCTGCATCATTTAGTCTTGCTTCTGTAAGTATAGGTAATATAGATGCTCCAACGTCAGGTGTTTCAGGTTCTACTAATACACCTAATTTGCAAGTTAATATAGCTACAAATACTGTAACAGGTGTTAGCGCATCTACAGTTATAAGCACAGCTACTCAAGCAATATCTAATAGTGCTACTGTTGATTTAACAGGAGTTAGTGTTACAGGTTCTTTTGCAATAACTGCCGCTGGAACAGACTTAAACTCCCCTGAACTAACAGCAGTTACAGCTACAGGTACAATAGACTCTGTTGGAATAGGTTCAGAAGTTACTATAAGCAGTGCTGTTACAGCAACAGGTGCTATCGCTGGGCTAACACTAAACATAACAGAAGTTATGCAAGCTGTTACAGCTACAGGTGCTATAGGAACAGTAGAGCCACAAACATCAGAAGCTACAGAAAGTGCTACAGCTTCTATTGTTGCTAGTTCGTTAAATCAAGTTAAAGTATCAGAAAGACTGCAAGCTGTTACAGCATCAGGTGCGATAAATACTTTAACACAAGTTAAAACAAGTGCAGGGTTAGATACTGTTGAAGCACAAGGAGCAATAGCTTCTGTAGGTATCGCAGTTGACTCACCAACACTAACTACAATACTAAGTTCGTTTACTGTTGCAAGTATAGCCCCTGATATAACTGAAGTAACAGATACTGTATCAGCAACAGGAGTTATAGGCACAACATCTGCAACAGGTGTACAGTTTGACTTTGAGGCTGTAAAAGAATTATACGATAGATTTAGAACAGTTTATGTAGAGGGATTTACACAAACATCTTCAGAAAGAACTGTGTACGTTCCTACAGAATTAAGAAAAATTTATGTAGAAGGATTTTCTACATCAGCAGAAAGAAGAGCAAGAGTCTCAAAAGCCGCATAGGAGATATAGATGTCATTTCGTTGGCCTGTTAAAGACCCAGATGAAACATTAGATTACAGTGTAGATTGGTCTAGGTTTTTAGGCACAAACACAATATCATCTGTTGTGTGGTCTGTTGAAACATCTGAACGCACTAAAACAACTTTAGCTGCAGGACAAACTTTAACTACAGCATCAAGCAGTGCAGTAACAGATAGCATACAAAATGTATCTCAAACTAATACTAATACTGTTGCTACAATAAATATAGCAGGTGGTGTACTAAATAGAGAATATACTTTTACTTGTCAGGTTACAGATAATACATCTAGTGTAGCAGAACGTACCATAAAACTTGTGATAAGAGAGAAATAATGGCATATGATTTTTTAGAACTTGTGAATGAAATTAATAGAAGACTAAACGAAGTTGAATTAACAACAAGTAATTTTGCAACAGCTAAAGGTTTTTATGCTCATGCTAAAGATGCAGTTAATGCTTCTATTAGATATATGAACCAAGCAGAATATAATTGGCCTTACAATCACGTTGAACAAGAAGATACATTAAGTGTTGGTGTAAGTCGGTATGCGTTTCCGCATGATGCAAAGGTAATGGACTTTGGTAGTTTTAGAATAAAAGAAAATACTACACTAGGTAATGATACAGAAAAATTAGGAACAATTGCGTATGAAGAATATTTAAATAAATTTGTAGAACAAGAATATACATCTGATACATCACTACGTGGAGTACCTCTATCTGTAATTCATGCACCGTCTTTAGAATACATACTTACTCCTGCTCCTGACAAAGCATATACAGTCGTGTATGAATACTATCGTATTCCTGTAGATTTATCTTTACATGATGATGTGCCAGTAATACCAGAAAGATTTAAACATATTATTGTAGATGGTGCTATGCACTATGCATATTTATTTAGAGGTAATACTCAAGACTCTGTTGTAATGAAAGAACGATTTGAAGAGGGCATTAAGAATATGCGTTCTATGTTAATTAATCGTTATCACTATGTACGTTCAGGTATGATTGTACGTTCTTCAGGAACAACATCTTTAGGAGATGCAAGAGCAACTGCTGGTGCGGCATTTTACTAATTAGTATAGGTAAATTATAAATGGCTGACAGATGGCAAACTTATTCATTAGAGTATATGGGTGGTTTAATTACAAATTTATCACCTTATCAACATGGTATTAAAGCACCCGGGTCTGCTCGTATATTACGTAACTTTGAACCATCTGTGTTTGGTGGCTATCGTAGAGTAGAAGGATATGTAAAGTTAGGTGGCGATAGTACAAATATACCTGTAGTTCCTAACTCTGGTTTAATTAG